GAGAAAGATACTGAGGGCATTGTTTCGTTCCTTGACAAGATCTGTCAGATGGAACTTGAAAAATATATTTCGAATTCTTACGAAGAACTGGCACAATATGTAAATGCGTATGAGCAGAAGATGTTCATGAAGCGAGAAACAATTGCTGAGCGTGGTATCTGGACTGCAAAGAAAAGATACATTCTCAATGCTTGGGATATTGAAGGTGTTCGCTTTAGTGAACCCAAACTCAAGATCATGGGCATCGAAGCAGTAAAGTCTTCAACTCCTGCACCATGTAGATCAATGATCAAGGATGCACTAAAGTTGATGATGAACGGAACAGAAGATGATGTAATAGACTTCATCGAAAAATCCAGAGTTCTATTTAAGAAATTGCCTCCAAACGAGATTGCATTTCCACGTACAGTGTCTGATGTAGATAAGTATAAGAGCAATCTTTCAATCTACGCAAAAGGAACTCCAATTCATACAAGAGGAGCATTACTATTCAATTACTACATAAAGGAAAAGAAACTTTCTGAAAAATATAATACCATCAACAATGGAGAAAAAATCAAGTTTTGCTATTTGAAAAAACCAAATCCAATACATGAGAATGTTATTTCATTCATCAATGAGTTTCCAATGGAACTGGGTCTTATGAATTACATTGATTATGATTTGCAATTTGATAAAGCGTTCTTAGAACCATTGAAGACACTTCTTGACAGTATTGGATGGTCTGTGGAAAAGACTTCCACACTTGATAGTTTCTTCGTGTAGTGCTATAATGGATAAAAATACTGTGATTATGGATTTACCAATTACCAGTGAAGAACTGAATATTATTGTAAATGCAATGTCTTTTGGTGGAGATACAGCACTTTACGAAAAACTAAAATTAGTAAAAGAACTTATGGAACAAGATTTGCCATATAAAAAAATTCTTCGGGAACAGTACGGGATGGTAGCATAATGGACTTTCTAAAGGATATTCTAAAAGAAATCAAAGACGAATATACAAACATTGCATCAGACATTATTGAAGAAGAAACTTATGTAGATACTGGTTCTTATATCTTTAATGCACTAGTCAGTGGATCTATTTTTGGTGGTGTATCTGGCAATAAAATTACAGCAATTGCAGGAGAAACATCCACAGGTAAAACTTTTTTCAGTCTTGCCGTAGTAAAAAACTTTTTAGAAAGTAATCCTGATAGTTATGTTCTGTACTTTGATACTGAAGCAGCGATTACTAAGTCACTTTTAGAAAGTCGTGGTGTTCCCACTGATCGGTTGGTAGTTATCAATGTTGTAACTGTCGAAGAGTTTCGTAACAAGGCACTCAAGGCTGTAGATATATACTTAAAGAAATCTGTAGATCAACGCAAACCTTGTATGTTTGTGCTAGACTCCTTAGGAATGCTTTCCACCGATAAGGAGATTACTGACGCTCTAAGTGAAAAACAAGTTCGTGACATGACAAAATCACAACTTGTAAAGGGAGCATTTAGAATGCTAACCCTAAAACTTGGTCAGGCAAACATTCCTCTTATCGTTACTAACCATACCTACGATGTTATTGGCTCTTACGTTCCTACAAAAGAAATGGGTGGTGGCAGCGGGCTTAAGTATGCCGCTAGTACTATCATTTATCTCAGCAAGTCGAAAGAAAAGGAAGGAACAGAAGTCGTTGGAAACATTGTCAAAGCAAAGACTAATAAATCGCGTCTAACAAGGGAAAATAAACAGGTAGAAGTTCGTCTTTTTTATGATGAACGAGGTCTAGATCGTTATTATGGTTTACTTGATCTTGGGGAAAAACATGGTATCGTCAAAAAAGTTGGTAGTAGATATGAAATCAATGGCACTACAGCGTATGCCAAATCAATTTATGCTGAACCAGAAAAGTATTTTACTGATGAACTAATGCAGTATCTAGATGCTGCAGCAAAAATGGAGTTTACTTATGGCGGAGAGGGTTCCACTGACGATCCTGAAGAACCTACTAAATCGTGAAGAGTATACTCGTAAAGTATTACCGTTCATCAAAGCAGAGTACTTTGACGAACGAACCGATAAAGTAGTTTTTGAAGAGATAGGTTCTTTTATAACCAAATATGATAGTCTTCCTCTCAAGGAAGTTCTGTATATTGAATTAGAAAAAAGAACAGACATAACACAAGATGAATTCAAGTTGTGTGAACAACTCATTGCATCTCTAGATCCTTCTGATGTAGACTTTCAGTGGGCTCTTGATACCACTGAAGAGTGGTGTAAAGAACGTGCCATTTATTTGGCATTGATGGAAAGTATCAAAATTGCTGATGGGCAAGATGAAAAGAAAGGAAGAGATGCTATCCCTTCAATTCTTTCTGATGCTTTAGCAGTTAGTTTTGATAACCATGTTGGTCACGATTACATAGATGATTACCAAGATCGCTACGCATATTATCACAAGGTCGAAAGTAAAATCCCCTTTGATCTTGAATACTTCAATAAGATTACTGCTGGTGGTGTCTCTAATAAAACTCTTAATATCGCACTCGCTGGCACTGGTGTTGGTAAATCTCTTTTCATGTGCCATTTTGCTTCCAGCGTTCTCGTTGCAGGAAAAAATGTTTTATACATTACACTTGAGATGGCAGAAGAAAAGATTGCAGAAAGAATTGATGCAAATCTTCTTAACACTAATATCAGGGAAATTAGTGAATTGCCAAAAAGCACCTTCTTCAAAAAGATCAATGCGTTAAGTTCAAGAACCAATGGAAAATTAATTGTAAAGGAATATCCTACTGCATCTGCTCATGTAGGGCATTTTAGATCGCTACTAAATGAATTAGCACTTAAGAAATCTTTTAGACCTGATATTATTTTTATTGATTATTTGAACATTTGTGCTTCTTCTAGGTATCGTTCTGCAGTCAATGTCAATTCATACTCTTATGTGAAGGCAATTGCTGAAGAACTTCGTGGTTTAGCAGTTGAATTTGATCTTCCTATTTTTTCTGCCACTCAAACTACTAGAAGTGGTTTTACTAGTTCCGATCCAAACCTAACTGATACTTCGGAAAGTTTTGGTTTGCCTGCTACTGCGGACTTGATGTTTGCTCTTATCAGCAGCGATGAACTAGAGCAACTGGGTCAAATTATGGTTAAGCAATTGAAGAATAGATATAATGATCCTACCATCAATAAAAGATTTGTTGTTGGTATTGATCGTGCTAAGATGCGTCTCTATGATTGTGAACAATCTGCACAAGATAATATTCTTGACAAGGGAGATGAAGAGGAGTATAATAATGATGATAATAAATCATCAAAAGCAAAGTTCAACGATTTTAAATTCTAATGGCATTTGAAAAATATAAAGAGTTTGTTTCTGAAGTAACTAGTCCTGCTTCTAGTGATAAAAATGCATTTGTTTCTCGTATTCAAGAACTTGAAGATGGTGGTTTAGAAATTCATCGTCTTCTTACTGGTGCAGTTGGCATTTCTGCAGAAGCAGGTGAGTTTATGGAAATCGTAAAGAAAATTATTTTCCAAGGTAAACCTGCTAATGAAGATAATCTTGAGCATTTGAAGATTGAACTTGGTGATATTCTTTGGTATGTTGCACAAGCATGTCTTGCTCTTGATATTTCTTTAGAAGAACTAACAGACATGAACATCAAAAAACTTTCAAAGCGTTATCCTGAAGGAACTTTTGATGCATACTATTCGGAAAATCGAGCAGCGGACGACCGCTAGATAAATACCCCCGTAAGGGGGATTTTTTATGGCAATCGACAGGGGAAAACAGTTTGAATATGCCATTATGCTTGCGGCATATAGTAGGATTGATAATCCTACCCTTGGCGAACAAAATGAACTTCGTAAACTATCATTTCAACCAATTGAACCAGTAGTACAAACTGCTGCTAATGAAATGATGAATAATATTCAACCATCTAATCCTCAGCAGTTTTATAAATCATTCCAACAGTTAGGTGGTTCAAGCCCAGAACCAAAAACTGATGTTCTGTTTATAAGAAATGGTATCAAGTATAGATGCTCAATGAAGTGGGGAGATGCATATCAATTATCGAGTGCAGGAATTCAAGGTACAGTTAAAGTTTTGAATGATGTTTTATTCAAAGTTGCAATGGCAGGTGGAATGGGAGCGATGGAAGTAAAAAAAGTTGCTATGGTTCTTGATGAATTATCACAAACATTAGGTGAAGGACCAAAAAAACAACCACAACCTGTCATGAAAGCAATCCTTGAAGAAGCAAAAAGATCTGGAGGATTGACTGAAAAACTTCAAGGTATTTTGGGATCTAGAAAAAATCCTGAAGGTGATAAACTATTCTTAGCTTTCAAACGAGAACTTGTAAGAGAATCATTAACTGGTGCAATGACTTTTGGTGCTGGCAATGATAAGACTGCCAATTACATTCTTAATGAAAAGGAACTGAAACCTATAAATGATAAGCTAGTAAATGAGATTGCTGATAAAACTTATATTGATATTCGATTGAAAGGACGTGGAACGGATCCTTCTGGAGTTAGACTAAACGAAGCAGTCATTAGAATTGAACCAGTATCATGAATGAACTTATATATGAACTAATTACTTCATATAAGTCTCTACGGAGACGAAAGCAAATTATGAAGCGTGAAATTGAAGATTTTATGCGATTTTATATTGCATCTATTGAGAACTACAAAGAAGACAAGACTAAATATTTGCAGTATAAGACGCTAGGATTAGCGTTTATTGAGAAAAATAAAACTCAAATCTACCAGAAAATCAGTGAAGCAGTTCAACCAGTTTATCCTAGAAGCACGAACCACCCAAGCATCGCAGCAAGCAAAGCGTTTGGGGTTGGTAGGAAACGGGCATGGTGATTGGTACGATAAGCAAGGATCACTAAAAGCTAAAACTATAAAGGGTCAACTCAAGATGTTCACCCCAAAAGCGGGTGATGGTAAAGATGGAGAAAAATCTTCCAAGTCAACATCAAATACTGGTGGTAGCACAACGAGTAAAACGAGTGGATCTGAAACTTCTACAACTGCTGCACGAACAGCAGACTATGAAAGACTGCAACAAGTAGTTCAAAACCAAAGAGCAAGACAAGAATTTGATGCGATGGCACGTAAGGAGCCATTGACAATTGCTTTTGATAAGTTTGACAATGATGAAATTACTAATAATATCCTAGCAGCAGTAGAAGAAACTTCTCAAGGATCTCCATATTATATTTTTCCAAGTAGAGATGCAGATATTGCTAGACTAAAAGAAACTTTTGGTGATGTAATAGTTGACGATGAAAATGCTGAAACAATCTATGATGTTCTTCAATCCATTTATGAAAGTGGATACAATGCAATCAATATTGTAGTCAGAAAAAGTAGAGCACAAGAAATTGCTAAACTTGCATTAGAACAAAATGGAGAATTATATCGTTATGTAATGATGAATATTATTCCTGTAGATGAAAGATCCATCAGGGAACAATATATTGCTGGAGATATCTTTAGGGAAGGAGAACTTGTGGAAACTAAAAAGTGCTCTGGAGTTATTATAAGACGTGGAGCAAATCATGTTATTTGTCTTGATGAAAACAATAACACGTTTAGATCTTGGATTACTGAAGTGAAACTTGATTATGATACTTACTCGTTGCAATAAATAAATACAGAAATGTACAAGTCCATCCAATGAACATCTGGGAACAGTCTTTTGAAGATCTTCGTCGTCCTCATCTTGAGGAAAAGAAGGGAGACGGAAATCTAGCAAACAACTATCCTCCTTATGATAAAGTTACCCGTGGGGATGTAATTGCTGGTGCAACTGGTAAGGACCAGATGGGTGGAAAAAAGAAAATGGTGATGAAAAAAGAACATTCCGATTGGAGGTCTGATCTCGGTTTTTTTATTGAAGAAGACTGCGGAAGCGGTCCAATGAAACCTAAGAAAGGCATCAAAAATAAAATTACAATCAATCCAGATCTAAAGACTGAAGAAAATATTAGTGAATTAGCAGGTCTTGCTATCAAAGCTGGATTATCCGCTGGTACTGCACTTGCAGGCAAAGCAGTTTACGATAGAGCGA